GCATCCACATAAGCCTGGTTACGTGTACCGGTGCCCGTGTATACCCTGCGATAGTAGTCTGTGTTATCAAGGTCAAACACCGTTGTGGAACCGTCACCGGTGCCCACGCTGAGCGTCTCAATGAGCCTGTCGTGATTCACCGGAGGAAGAAAAGAGAACGAGTCGAACTTCCCGCCCCGCGCTCGATAGAAAGCATCTAGTAGTTTCTGGTCAGCCACCGACATGACATTGGTGCTGAGGTCCCACGATCGTAGCTGTAATCCGCTTATCTGCTTACGCCTCTCAAGATTCCCCTGGATCTTCTCGATAACGACGTCGTCATTTAATTCGCGCTGTACCGCATAAGACGGATCAACCGGAAACAGATCTGCAACACCCATAATTTTTTATCCCTTTAAGAAAGCCCCATCTGTTTAGCCGCGCCGTTTACCATCGCCTGCCTCAAGAAACCCTCAAACACCTCAAGGTTCTCCGGCTTACTCAAAAAAGCAATCCCCGACTGAGTGTCGATCGCGTTAAGCGTAACCGGCGCCAATACCGTGATGCTCCCGCCACCACCGCCTTGCTGGAAGTCACTGAAATCTCCGCTGTTTATCCGGTTCAGCCTGTTTACTCCGAGTGATTTTGTTACGTTCTCGTTAAATACAAATTCCTTCTTTTTGAGCTTTGCAAGTGTTTCATCACCGGCCAGTCCGCCAGTGTGTAAAGTCAATATCTTCTGAGTCGGCAAACTACCCACATGCCCACCACCGTGTGGCCTCTTTCCGAAGAGACTAAACAGCCCGGAGAGTATTCCGCCGCCACCACTGCCTGTGCCCCCTGGGAACACCAGGCTTGTCAGATAACTTATGGCCCTGTCAGCCGCCAGCTCTGCAAGCTTCCTCCTGATGACGTTTACCACGCCCCCCACAAGGCCCTGCAAGTTCATGAAACCTTGATTTGCGCTATCGAAAAAGTCAGTAAAAGGCCCCTTCATTCTGTTGAGCACGTCACGGGTACCGGTTTCAAGCCTGTCTATTTCATTTATGCCCTTGCTGGACATCTCCTCAAAGCGCTTGTTATTCGCCAGTACCATCTCCTGGGTTTTTGTATCCAGTGTGTCAAATACATCTATCAGGTCAGGGGCCACCTGGCCGCTCCATACCTCAGCAAGTCGTTTCCCGGTGAGCTTTCCGGATCTCTCAATCTCCTGAAACCTCTTGAGGGAAGTAAGGGCTGCGGTTCTCATCTGTTCATCAGTGACGACTTTGAACTCTTTCATCGCCTTACGCCACTCCTCGACACTCTTCTTTCCTTCTCCTTTTGCTGTACCGGATGTAATAGGCATGACGGGAGATGCCGGCGAGTCGTCAAAGGTAGTAGCTTTAGTTGACCCAAGAGCCTTATTTATTTCTTTTCCGCTATCAATAAGCGACTGCACCAGTGTTTGATTCGCCTCAAGTGCTTTCTCGGATTCGATAGTGATATTTGTGTAATGGTCAACAAGTGCTTCCTGCCCGGAAGTATCAATCTTTCCTATCTTCACCCCTGGTATCTTGTTGACTGCGTCGATCACCTTATTGACGCCCTGTATCATAAGTAATACCGCCCTGGAATTAGCTTCAATGGCAAGGTTCCACAATACCGGGAACGTCTTTACCGCCGCCTCAATACCGAGTAGTATAAGAGCCACCCTGCCTACTCCTGTGCCTAGCAGTAACGCCATAGCAGCCGCAGCCTTGAGCCCTACAGGTAGCTGGAATATGAACTTGCCTACCGTGGCAACGTCCTGGACCAATACCTTGAATATGCTAGACAGGCTTGCAGTTGTAGATTTAACCTTTTCTATAAATTCAGGCACTTTCTGTTTGATTAGATCGCTATTATTCTCCAGCCACTCTTTGAGCTTTGCATTAATACTGGTAAGCTGCTCTTTTAAAGCACCAAATACACCGGCATCAGCAACCTGCCTCTGTATCTCGATAACATAACTCTGGAATGCTGAAGTAAGTCCCTGCCATGATGTCATTCCTTCTTTTGCGGCACCACCGAACTGGTCCCTCATGCCGGTCATCAACGCTTCAATCACCTTGTCAATTTCCACGTTCTGCTTCTGTAGCTCCTCTACAGTCATACCGAACGTATCCTGTAATATCTTCCGTGAGTTGATACCTACCTCTGAAAGCTGATTGAGCTCCTCAGCTGATACCTTGCCCAGTGCTCCCATCTGGCCCAGTGCCCTGGCTATCCTTGGAAGTGCATCTTCACCCATAATGGTGGAAACATCGACGAGTGTCTCCATTTTTTCTATTGCATCGTCCAGCCCTTCTTGTGTGGAAGCGTCGATAATGCCGAATGCCTGCATGGTAGTAAAGGCATCAACCGCTTTCTTGGTGTTGACAGGCATATCCAGAGCCCATTTATTGATCCGATCTAAGGTTTCGACGCCTCTTCCATTGGTAAGCTTATTGAGCTTTAACTCGATTTGCTCAAAAGCCGCTGCAACTCCTATAGTAGAGACGGCAACCTTCTTTAATATAAGCCCTGTTCCCGCTACTGCTATTGCAGCTTTAAGGCCGAGGAAACTCCCCCGGACCTTTGCAAGAGATCTGTCTACTGACTGCACCCTCGTCTTTAGCTTTTTGAAATTCGTGCCCAGGCTTTTAAGCTTTTTATTGGCGTCCGCTATGCCTTTGGCAATGATATTTATCTCAACATTTTCAGCCATAATTTGTTTCCTTTAATTCGGACACGTTGCACACACGCGGTGAAGCATATCGCGGAAGTCCTTTTTACACTTTTCTGTATAAGCACCTCCGCAATGCTCACCCACCGCCTTGCTTTTTTTGGTCCCTGGCGCCGCAAGATCCGGACGCTCAGTCTCCTCTATGCCGAGAAATCTCAGCACTTCCTTGTGGAACCTTACTTCTCTGTCACATCGTTCGATGTATGGTCCGCACTCTCCTGGGGTAAATCCCCAGAGGATTTCTTCTCGCTTTGTGATGTCTCCCCTGGCGAGACTTGCGACAGATCTGTCAATGAAGTCAAATCTATCTCCGGTAACAGGTTCCCGAGCACCGTCTTTAACTTCTGAAAGAGAGAACCAATCCGGTTGCATAAAAAAAAATCATTTATTACATTAACCGTAGTCTCCAGCTCCAGAACATCCTCAAATCCATTTGCAAGGGCTTCGGTGTCCTTCTCTTTCGGTGATTTTCCCTCTTCCCTGAGCACTATCGCAACCGCTGCCGGCAGCTTGTCCTCTAATACGTCAATGATGCTCATGACGTTGAGATCGCCGGTAAACTTAGTGCCGGACAATAGATTTTTTAACTGCTTAATCTGCCCCCAGACAAGAGGCTGCTGCGTAAACTTCGTATCACCTATCTCATACTCAAATAATTTCTTTTCTGACATATTTCCCTCTTTTTTTATCTGTTTTAATCTACTTTTATCCGCGTCCTAATACTGTCTTTTAATCAAACAAGATCGAAATCTCGTCGTCGCCGCTGTTCTCTGCCAGCTGGAACGTCTGCCCGGCTATCACCTGGCCCTCAGCATCATCGTCGCTTACCTTAGTCGCAAGCAGCTTCGGTGCGGTGATGGTAAACTTGTTGTACTGAGTTGCGCCGATAGAGCCTATAGTGAGCGCGCCGGTTGTGCCGGCCAGCCATATGCCGTACCAGTCGTGAGTCGCCACCAGGACCATCTCCGGGTCCATATCTCCGGACATATTCCTGTCGGTTATCACATTTGATAAAAAGCCCTCTGCGCTGTTTACCGTCTCTCTCAAATGAAAGGAGTTACCAAAGTCGATATTGATCGCAGACATTACCGCCGCATAAGATGCCACTGTGAACGACGCTGATCTGAATATCGGCGGTATAGTGGACTCATAAGTCGGTGCAAGTAGAGCTACATCTGTCGCTCCGTTCCACACTCCGGTAAACTCAAACTCCATCATTACCGGCTCGCCCTGCTTCATGGTGATCCTACAATTACCTCTTGCGCCCTTTATGCTTTTAAGAACGCCGTCCTCATAACATCCTAACGTGATACTTGACACCCCTGTCGATGCCGGCACGTAAGTCACTGTCTCTGACCCGCCTGTGGTGACAACCGTACTTGCCATCCCGCACGCCAGTAAATACGTATCAAGCGCAGGAAGGTTGCTGCCCGAATAAGCAGATCCGGCACCCTTCACCTCTACCTTGAAACTGATACTCGCCTTTCTTGAGCCCGCAAGGCTTGTGAGCCGTCCCAGACTCGCCTTTGCCGGGGTACGCTCGTGCATTGCAATATCCACGTCCACCTTCGGGTCAATCGCCAGGATGCCGCCCTCTGCCGTTGTCAACGCCTCTGCTGTGCCTTCTGTGGACTCGGCTTTCGCCGCTACTACTCTACGTTTTGTCAGCATTGTCGCTTACCCCCTTCGTTTTCGCTTTTGGTTTTGTCTCCTTCAATGGTTCCGTCTGCACGTCTTTACCATCGTGTATAACTTTACGTACAGACGCATCATTGACAGTATTGACAAACCCTGGTTTTTTATTTGCCATTGTCTTTATCCTTTATTTTTAACCCGCAGTTTCCGGGTCACTCGTTAAATGTCGGTATTCGATTAACAGCCCGATCACAATCCCTGCGTACCTCTGCTCCTCTTCCGGTTCAAACGGTGACGACGATGTCACCTGAGTGCTCAGCGCATTACCTCCGCGAGTTTCATCTACCATGACGATCTTCTTGATATCGCCCTCAAGCTGGTTAAGGCGACCGTCTGTAGAGATTGAGTCTGTGGGCTGATGGGTGTAAAAAGCCGGAAGGAAAACCTCCATCGAGCAGTGGGATAGTGCATTCGCCAGTGGCTTTTGGGACTGATCACCCGGCGACACCACAATCATCGGCAGCTCTGTGGTGCTGTTACCGTGTATCGACTGCCTCTGTACCGTGTCCGATGTAAAATCGAAGTTATACCCATTTCCGGTAGTAAGCCCCTCCAGGGTCGTCTTCAAATCCGCCAGTATCTTTTCCCGTACAGTATCAGCCATAAATCGTCCTTTTTAATTCCGCATTCAGAAATCCGAAATCCGCAATCGTTCTACCACTCCACAAGTACATGCCACATCCCATCATCACTTGAGATAATCTCTACTATCCTTGCCGTCTGAGCGTTTCCGTCCCTGTCTGTGATCGCTACGCGGTCGGCCGTCTTATTAATAGACGTCACACCGTCCGTGGCGTCGTTTGCTATGTACATCTCCGCCTGGTTATGTAACGTCAGCCTCTTATTCTCATCGTTCGGCTCTACCTTATCCCGTACCATCACGACATTGATAGACCGCGCACTCTCCCCGCTGGGCGTATACGAAACACTCTCGTCAAACTCGTCGTTACCGGCGAGAAAAACATTCTTAGCATCAGTCAATAAATCGTCTTTAAAAGTCATGGTATTTTATTAGGGTATGAGCGGGGAACTCAGTCCCCCGCCCCCTGAAATCTTCTAACTCGTAACCCGTAACGTGCAACTCGCAACTCGTTATGTATACGTCATCAGGCAAGCATTCTGCCACATTCCGAATCCTACGTTTCTCCACGAATCAACACCGTAGAGATGCCTCTTATTGTTAAACTCTTCCGCTGAACCTTCAGCTTGTGAGTCTATCTCAAGCGGTGTCTCTTCCTGTCTGATTAGCGCCTTTGTGCCGTTGCCATCAGCCCTGAACACATAAAACTCTGTTGTAGTGGTCAGTCTTGCGTTTACGCTAAACTTCACCTGGAAGTCACCAAGGCTGTGAATCACGTTTGTGTCTCCTGATACAATCGGGCTGTTGACTGCTGCGGCGGCTGCCTGCATCATGTTAGTCGGTATCATCACCCTGAACATGCTTGCATCTTCATTCATAGGCTCATTCTCGTTATCCTTGAATCCGACTATCGCAGAGATACAGTCCAGGATACCAGTCTGCATCTCGGCAGAAGTAGGTGCGGCGGCTGTCGTGATGTTATTAGTCAGGTCATTGTCCTGGCTTGTGGTGTTGTTGCCTTCTGCGTGGTCTGTATCAAAGAAGAATTGACCATCCTGGCAAGCTACTGACTGCCCTGTAATAAGGAGGTCTGTGAGTATTTTTGCCCAGTGCGACTGCGCTCTTCTTACAAGCTCATTGATCCTGATCTGCACCTGGCCGGTCTTGTCGCGTCTGATCTCAGACTTTAGTACCTGAAGTGTTGCCTCGAAGTGTTTGTTGACTATAGTGAGATTGCCTAACATATCAAGCATCTTTGCATTTCTGCCGCTCTTCCACTCCTGCATGGTTGGCACCTGGCCGAGCTGCTCGTATGTCTCACTGGCCTGGTCTGACTCGAAAAACATAGAGATCTCTTCCACCCAGGGTACTCCGGTGCTCTGTGAGAGCACATTGTAAAACTCTCCTTTTATTGCTCTGCTGCTCAATGCTGATAACATGCTACACCTCCTGTAAATGATTAAAAAAGCCCGAATCTGGGCAAAATTAGATTTCGCACAAATCCGGGCTTTCATTGCTCCATACAGGAGGTGACCTTTCCGAATATACTTACCCCCCACTTTCCCCTCTCCCATTTGGGAAGAGGGTAGGGTGAGGGATGTTACTTAAATTTCAACAAAGGCTTTACATCTACAACAGATCCGCCGTGACAATTAATGATAATCTGCTCAGTGTTACGATTAAGCAGAGGGACGCTGATACCTTCGTGCGTCTCCACTAATACCTTCCTCAGTGTTTCGTTGAGATAAGTCTTTGTTTTGTCGTTGCTATCGTTTGCCATCTTTTTCAATATTCAATCGTCAATAATAAATTCTAATTGCCTTACGCCTCCTGTGCCCAGGTGCCTTTCTGGTTACTGACAACCCATCCGTCCGCATCTCCTGTGCGTAGCTGCACAAGGTCTCCTCTTCTGGCCGTGGCCTTAGTGTTGAGATGGTCCTTATCATTTGTGCCTGCAATGTCAGGGGCGTGTATCATGTCTGATGCGTTTGGTGATACTGATACCAGGATCGTGCCGAATGCCCCGATATTTACTATGGTACAATTCACCGGAGTCGCTACCGCTGGCAGTGTGATCGTGATTGCATCTGTATCGACAAACAGAACCTTGCCGTTGTCTTCAATATCCAGCGTTGTGTTTCCGCTAACTGTCTCATACTCGCCTGGCGCACCGTAGAAAGAGTATGGATCAATGAAGTTATTCGCATCGTATGAAACCTCAGCCACCCCTGCTGATACAAACCTGTGAACAAAGCCGATAAATACACCCCCTACCGGATTGAATACAAAAGCATTGTCATCTGTAGCATAAACCGGCTGGTTGACGTCTGTAATAACTGCCCCGGAAACAGATAACTTGATCACACCCCTACGGCTCACCTGTACGTCAATATCCGCAGCCGAGCCGCTTGAGTTGTCTGCCTTTTCAGTACAAAAACCGACAAACTTATCTGCTGATGTTAGTGGCTGTGCATGGCCGGAAGCATCTACCAGTCCGACTGCTGACCGTGTGTAGATAATGTCAGAAGCAACAACCGGGTAAGCGCCCATGTCACCAATCACATGATCTACCTGTTCATTAACTGCTAAAGTCGTCATAATTCAATCTCCTGTTAAAATTTTAAATTCTTAAATACTTAAATTCCTATAACCTAAATACTTTAATCAACTACAGAGAGATTTTGCCTGTTTTGTTAAAAGTGGCGTCTGCCTTAAAATAGCCGACATAACTGTCAAAACCATTTTCACCAAACTCAGCCTTTAATGCTGCGCCCTGTTTACCGTCCCAGGCTGCTTTCAGCGCTTCATCCGGTGTCTTTGCTTCCGGTACTGTTGAGTCAACATTCTCCGGTGCCACCGGATCAGCCGCCTCTTCCTGGAGGTTTGTCAGGCCGCTTGCCCTCTTTTCGTTCTCAGCCTTTACAACCTGCGCAGCGGCTTCCGGGCCTGTAGTCTTGCCATCCGCCTTGAGTGTGGCTACAAGCTTCTCATGCCCTGGTATACACGCCGCCTCTACCGCCAGTACCCTTGCCAGCTCATTCTTTGCGCCAATTACCTCACCGGCTGACTGCCCTTCTGCTTTTCCCTCTACCTTACCCGCATCAAACGCCTCAGCCTTGACAGCTTCGATGCCATCCTGTGCCTTTGCTTCGCCCAACGCCAACACTTCCTGGTAAATATCAGGATGTTCAGCCTTGAGTACTTCTGCCGATGCTTTTACACCTTTTCCAAACATTCTC